GCATTGTAGCCGAGTCGGTGTATTTAATTGCCTGAGACCTGAGCAGATTAATTGCTGTTTGATAAACTCCGCCCTGTGTTGCGGTATCGACGTTCACGACACTGCCCAAGCCTACCTGTGTTTTGGTAACACTGTGGGGGTTGTCTGTCCGGGCGGAATGAGTATTGATGGCAACTGTCCTTGCATTCAGTGCGGGCCAGATGTTTGCCTTCAATGTCGCGCTATCAAGCTCGATGGGTGACGCTTCTGATCCCTCCCCTGTAAAACTGTTTGAGAAGAATACTGAATCATTGCCGCCGCCCGGATGCGCCGCGAACATAGCAGCAGTGTCGGATATGTTTAATTTTATGGCCAAGTTCGAGGCAAACCCATCTATTTGACCTTGTATTCCGGCCTCCCTGGTTCTTACAAATGCTGTAGTGGCTGCCCGTGTACTATTGGTAGTCGATGGGATGCTCGACGAAAGAGTCATCGATGTAGCCGCAATCGAGGCGGTGGCAATCGCATCCGCAAATGATACGGCACCGGAAAACGCCTGTCCTACAATGTTGGCTTTGGCATCCAGCGCTTCAGGTAGTCCAAGGACATAAGAAATCACATGTGTATGGTTCGAGTCTGATTTGCGGTTAATGTTCTGATAAATAGTGGAAGTATCGAAACCGCCCGGTACAATACCCAAATCAGCCAGCAACTCCGCCATAGACCTCGGCATCCAGTAGCCGCCTTTGCGTTGAATGATGTCGTCATTTTCCGAAATGGCTGAAACAGGAATCACTACCGTACGAAACTGGGTGCCGGGTTGAGCCTGAGAGAAGCCGGCGAATGCGGCGAGTGAGAAAAGTATAGTTAAGAGGATTTTCATATTGCTGTTGTTATGAGTTCAAGTGCGCCAGTCACCGGATCTTGATACACTGTGATCTGCGCTTGTGCCGCCGAGTTGGAAGCCGTCATGATAAATGCATCGACTATTTGCGCCGAGTCCACGCTGATGGCATCGAGTTCAGAGATGGTCAGACTGAGTTCGCCAGTAACCAAATCCTGGTACAGTGTGATCCTCGCCCGTTCCCTTACCGGGAAATAATTTGGTAGTACTGTCGGTATCTGACAAATGTTCTGTGTAAAAGCTGTGGATATGCTGATGTCGATATAACACCCAGCATACATATCTCCCTCGCCTTCTGAGTGCAGGGTGAGGCTGTTATCAGTGCTTACTCTCCAGTCGGTATAGTTCGGGTTGTTCAGCTGCGCAATAATATCCTGAGCAATGCTGACCATATCAGATTCAACATCGAGTTCATTTTCTTTGGCGTTGGTAGATACATGAACCAGATCAAAAAAGAACAAGCGGAAGTTTATCGAACTGGAATGTCCTGTGGTGCTGATGCTCCCCCCGGTTTCCTGCAATCCGACAAATGGATATTTAGATGTGTGCTCCCCGAGAAAGTCTCCGATCTTACCACGATGATACGCCCGTACCTGCTTGTGAGCGAGTGCGATTGTCATTATTCGTTTCGTGATCTGGCTGAATTTTAGCCAGGTAAACCTTTAATTTTTCTTCGTTCTTTCGAGAGGTACACTTTGGCATCGGTTAATCTTTATATGGCCCCCATGGTGGACAGCGTGGTTCACTATCACCCAAATAAATGGGACTGGTGAATGATCTGCCGCCGGGGTTTACGGTATCAATAGAGTTTCCAGGGTTTAAATATTCAGGGAACATCTCCGAGGCATTGGCGCGGAGATAGTTTTTCATTCGGGTGGCGTAGAATTCTGCGGTGTTCCTGTATTTATCGCCTAATTGCATTAGTTCGAGCATGGACGCCTGCGTACTGTTATCTCCACCTTTGCGCAGGACCCCTTTGTTCCAGAACTGGAAACTGATCGATGTCGGCAGCAAAGACAGCGTGTAGTAAATCAGTGTGTCAACGATGTATGAATCGATAAGAATTTTATAGTTGACGTTGGGCGCGTCATCAATAGAATTGTCGCTTGTCAAGGTTTGCAGCTTGTTAAACAATGCAGTTCCCAACAGCGGAAAAATGAACATATCCTGAGCCACCTTGATGTCAGGCCCGATCAACTTTGAATCAATATTGCCGTGTACAGCAGTTCGTTCTGTAATCATCAGGTCACTGATCAATAAATTATTAGCTGACATTTGACCCTCCTTTTTTGACAACTACTATATTCGACTGCCATTTATGCCTGCAGTATGGTGTCGTATCATTTGTGCCTTTCCGGGTCCAGAAACCGCCGCGCCGGTCGAATACTGAATAACCGAGTCGAGCGCTGATCTTCTCAATATCAGCCCGGGAGTAGAGCCTATTCAGCTCCATCATCTTTGCGCAGAATGGACGGTTCTTGGCGTCCTGTGGTCCTTCGTATGAATACTTCACAAATATTTGAGTGGGTGGTGCTTTACCTGGTGGCGGCAACAGATCGGCACCTTTTGGTACACTTCGCACGATCACCTCATCTTCACCGATCAATTCTGACGTAGATTCAATCAATCCTTTCTTTGTCAGGTTTGCCAGCTTGCTTTTTACATACGCCTCTGTCTCTCCTATCGCCTGGCTAATTACTTTGGGAGTAATCTTCGGATCCTTTTTTATCAGTTCGAGAATGGCTTTTTCAGTCGTGGTAACATCGAAGGTTTTAAAAGCAGCATACACCGCTTCATCGTCTTCGATCTCATCGAGGGTGAACGAGACTTTCTTACTGCGGAGTATCTCAAAATCGTTCTTGCTTTCTCCGCATTCATCGAACATGGCGATGATGTCTTGCTCTGGATATTGATAGCTGAGGGCGGCCACTCGAATGCCCAGGATCGAGCTGATGTCTTCCTCTGTCAATCCGTACCCCAGCCGAAGCATAGCCCGTGCATGCTGTTCGGTGATCTTCCCGTTAGTAAATTCCCGGATGATCCGGTGTACATTCTGGTTCTGCTTACCGGTCAGGTTCTTGATATTTTCGTTGACCATTGTGCCATCACCAATCGGTGCAGCGCCGGGAATAGAAGGAATGATACCACCCCACATCTCTTTCGGTATGCCGAGCTTTTCAAATATGAATTCTGTAGGCAGGGAGTCAATCACGTCTTTTACATCGAACTGAAGTCCTATCGGATCTGTCGCCTTCAGTTCGTACAATCCCGGAAACATCGAAGTTTCCAACATGTAGGTAACTTCTTTGGCATAGGCCACCGATTTGGGACCGGCATATGTATTGAGGAAAATCTCGTAAGCGGTTCTCAGTTCAGTAGCGCCGCCCAGTTGCCCTTCGGTTTTTATCCCAAAGAGCATAGGGGAGGTAATGCCGTGTCCAGCGTATATCTCCTGCTGGGCGGTCTTATTGAGTTCAATGAACATCTTGTCGAGGTCTGTACCGGATAGGTCAGACACATCGACTTTTTGATCAGGACCATTATTGAATACAACCATGATACTCCCAGCGGCTTCAGCGCCTGTAAACTTTTTCTTCAGAGCTTTCTCCAGACTGCCTTTGGCCTCCTCTGTGGGTTCTCCGTCAAAAAACTGGAGCATCTTTGACGGCATCATGCCATTACGGATAGAGGACAAGTAGAATTTGCTGATCTCAATGTCAGTTTCCACGTAGTTATTACATCCGATGTATGAGGGTAACGGATAAAAACGGACCATGGGGCGGTACTCGTTGTAAGCGTAAATTTGTGAGCCAACAGGATTACCTGGGTCGAAAGCACTCATGAACACGAGTTCATCGCGGTCGAACTTTTCCCAAGTCTCCTTAAAGTAGAACCCGCCTTCTTTACCTACCCGGATCGTGGAGTAGTCGACGTGATAGACTTCGGAGATCCGGCCCATCTTGTTCCAGATACATTCGAGCCGGAAGCCGCCGTATATCTCAATATCCAGGATAGCCTTCTTTGAAATGTCGTTGAGCGATTCACCCAAACGGTTAATAGTGAAATCTCCGTTCTCGAATCCTTTGCCGAAAATATAGTTGGCCTTCCCCGTATGGATGGCATTGTGTTTTGCCGATTTGTCAAATAGATAGGTGAGGTATTCGGGGTATTTATTGTCCTCGCCATAAGCGATATAATCCTTGCCCCTGACCTCCTTGAATTTGGGAATAGCGGAATCCGCGAACTTCAAAACAATAACCTGGGCATCTTGTTTTTCTTTGTCCATTAGCCGTTATATGTTTTGTAGGTGGTGGGTGAATGATATTGAGTAAAAGCAAACTCTACAGCCCTGTCGATGATCAGCTTGCCATATTCCAAGATGCCGCCTGCCTGTGCTGGGTTGATGTTCACCGCGCTTTCCTGCTCGTAGACCTTATAGTGCCAATGGCCCGGTTGAGTACCTGCAAAGACTACCCCAGGATTTACGCTGAACTGATTGTACCTGGCCGGAAATCCGCTCTCATCATCGGCTATGGATTTGACGAAAGCAACCACATCCTTGGTAAGGACATGGGTAAAGACAAACAGGTAGTAAGGAACGTCGAGGGTTACATTCTCGGTAAGGGTGAGGATGATCTTCACATCGGTGTCGTCTTGTTTGAACTGGAGCATCTATGGATAAATATGAAAACCCGCACCTTGTTTACTGAGTGCGGGTTAACGATTAAGTTGGTTCTTCTTTTAAGTCTGTAACGTGGCGAGGACTGACTCCTGAACGAACAACGCAAGTTCTCTTTGGTTTCCAGAGAAGGTCAGCGTGTAACCGTTTCTGTCGCCCCAGGCAGTACCTGTAGCCGCTGTTCCTTCGTTAAGCCTTACACCCTGATCCCATCCGTATAAACGGTAGGTATCATTGTTGTCAACGGTGACAATGGCGAGGCGGTTTTTGGCAAGGAGTAGAATCTCGTTTCGCACTCCTACATTCTGCTTATTGATAACGATGGTGACTTTCTGAGCGTAAAACAAAGTGCCGTTCTGCAGGTTGCCGGTGATGGTTTCTTCTGCTGATGCGGTGTCCTGAACGAGTTGATATTTGCGGAAAACCTTGCCGCCGGCTTTCGTTATGGCTGTTAGTGTTCCGGAACTTTCGGTGACTGTGGTAACGTTCTCCAACTCAATGAGGTAAATTTCCTTAAGCCCGCCGGATCCTACGTCACAACCGAATGAATATGAGGAAGTTAGAGCACAAGTTGCCATGGTTAATTTTGTTTTTTTATGTATCTAAATTTCGGTTCTGCCCTACCTATTCTGATTCGATCCTTAAACTGACTCAGTGTTATTTTCAGGCTTTCTATGCACTCATTTCTGTTCTTCCAAATTATCCCGGTCGTTAGGCATTCGACCTGTAGCATCATATCGACCTTGACCTTGTGAGCCTTTTCGAGAGCAAGTCGGGACTTCACTTTTCTTTCTTCACTTTGCTCGATTCCTATTTTCGAATCGCTCATCTTTTTCTTTTCTGCTTCAGTCCGAGGCGTTCCGTAGTTCCAGGTCTTTTTTCCGTAGTTCGGATTTTTATCACCACGCCTGCTTTCGCTAATTTTTTCTTTCGTCTTGTTGCTTAGCAACATTCCCATCCGGGAAACACTCATTTTAGATTTAGTCGCTTCGCTTAGTTTGAAACGAGCCCCGGATATTCCTTCGCCGCCGTATGTCAAGTTGACTAAGCAACCACCATCACGACGTAGTTTGAATTTTTGGATGTACTGTTTCTCAACTTCAAAAGCTTCAGATTCAGAAAGACCATCCACAAACTTTACCACTGCGCACCCATACTTTGCCACCGTGTGTTTCCAAAAAACATTTCGGTTGTGAGCTGACGTGCTTCGTCTTCCCGTTCCCTTGCCTATGTAAAAGAACTTTTTAGTGATTGGGTTAATATGTCCGTAGACGTAGTACTCCAAGAATATTATTAACCGGGGGCTACTCGCCCCCGGTTACTTAAACGAGTTTGAAGGAAACGATCTGATCAGGGAAGCCAACCTGCACACCGAAACGGAAGCGCATTTTGAACCTCAGATAATCATCGAACTGATCAGGCATCATTTTGAAATCTTCCCAATCGCTATCCAGGTCGGTAGCCTCAACCATGTTCGACATCTCCAGAGAAAACAACCTGTTGGTTCCATCGAGGCCGTGTACAGCGGTGAGTTTGTAATTCGTTCCTGGTATGATCACCACGCCGTTTGCTGCACTCACTTCGCTGCCTGTTGGCGCAAAGTTGAACAGGTTCTGGTCGGTGAATGAGTTAATGAATTTGTTGAAAGTGTCCCATCCGCAAAAGATCCGGATGTCGTCTTTGCCGGTGATGTCAGCAGGAAGAGCAAGCCACATCGAATTCACGATGCTCTTTACATTGCCGGTTGTTATCCCCGTTCCTGATGTGATGCCAGCAGGACCGTAGGCCACCTG